ATTCAAGAGCATATTGGATTTATGGCAGAGCAAATGGCTCAAGATGAAGTTATGGAAGGCATGGATCAAATGCAGGCTCAAATGATAGCCACAAATCCTGATTTGCAAGCTCAAGTGGCAAATCAAGTTTCTTCCCGTGCTGCTGAATTAATTGGTGAATTAACTGAACAATATGCACAAGCTGTATCTCCTCCACCAGAACAAGACCCTCTTGTGTCCATTAGACAACAAGAGCTTGCTTTACGCGGTGCTGATATTCAAAGAAAAGCTGAAGAGTTTGAGCGTTCACAAGAGTTTGACAAAGAAAAAGAACGCAATGATAAATTACTTGCTCAACAGCGTTTAGATTTACAAGATGAGGCTCTTTCTGATAAAACTAGNGTTGCAGAAGAGCGAATTCAAACGCAGAGGGATATTGCTGCGGCAAACATAAGGAGTAGAGGATGAGTGCAAGTTCAATAAATCGACAAGTAGCCGCTGATATGAAGGCTAAAAAGCTGGAGAGAAGAGATGCCATTGAAAAAAGGAACAAGCCAGAAGACAGTAAGCTCGAACATCAGCAAATTAATGTCGGAGGGTTATCCGCAGAGACAAGCAATAGCGATATCCCTGTCGTCAGCGAAAAAACCGAAGCCAAGCCAAAAGCCAAAAAGAAAGCTTCAAGCAAAAAAAAGACAAGTGCAAAAAAAACGTGATGGCGGAGTGATAACGAAGTTTTCACGAATATCTAAACCACAAAGATTTGAGGGAATCTTTTAGTTACTTGAAATGAAGGGCTTTTTACCAAGGGGTTGGTAATGATTGATCCTATTTCAAGTATGGCACTCGCCTCATCCGCTTTCGCGACTTTAAAAAAAGGAGTGAGTATAGGCAGAGATCTTCATTCGATGGGGAAAAGTTTGTCTACTTGGATGTCTGCGGTATCTGATATTGACCGCGCCCATCACGAGGCTAAGAATCCTCCTATATTTAAAAAGCTGTTTTCTGGTAAATCTGTAGAGCAAGAAGCGATGGAATTGTTCACTCAAAAAAAACAGCTTGAGAACCAAAGAGATGAGCTTCGTAAATTAATTAGTTCTATGTGTGGGCCTTCTGCTTGGCAAGAACTGATTAAGATGGAACGTGACATAAGACAGCAACGCAAAGAAACTATTTATAAACAGCGTGAAGCTCGTAAGCATTTAGTAGAAGCTATAGCAATAATATTTTTGGTTATTGTTCTTGTAGGGTTTGCAATTGGTTTGCTATGGATTTATGTGAATAGGGGATCGTTTTGATACAAAAAAAATTAGAAAAAGGTTCAGAATATAATAAATATGATCTAGATGGGGATGGCATTGTGGATGATGATGAGTTAGCCGCAGCAGAAAAACTACATGAGATAGAAGCTGCCGAAAAACATGAAGCAGCAGAGCTTCGCAAAATGACAGCGCAAAGACGTATGGCTACTGCTGTTTTAGTATTTATGGCTCTTTATACATTGCTAATGTTTGCTCCATTTATTCCAGACTCTCGAATAAAATTATTAACAGATTTATCTAACTTGCTTTACATAACAGGAGGTACTATTGTAGGAGCATATATGGGTGTATCTGCTTGGATGTCTAAAAAATAATGTTTGAGCATTTATTTCTGTTGTTTGTTTTTACAGGATTAGAGCCTAATAAAAAGTTAGAAAGCCAAGATATGTATTTTAGAAACCTACATGAATGTACCTATTTTGCTAGGGAATTGCATAAACAAGGCGAGACAATCACTGCATATTGCCTGCCAAAATATGTAAACATTGAAGCTGTAAAGGTATATTGATATGTTACAAGCATTGATAGGCCCAGTATCAGGGCTTTTAGATAAATTTATTGAAGATAAAGACCAGAAGAACGCACTTGCCCATGAAATCGCAACCCTTGCAGAAAAACAAGCCCACGAAGCGCAACTCGCACAAGTCGAAGTCAACAAAGCAGAAGCTCAACACAGGTCAATATTTGTTGCTGGATGGCGCCCCTTTACAGGATGGGTCACTGCGTTCGCGCTTGCGTATCACTTTTGCCTTATGCCACTTATTCTTTTCGCAACTGCGATTGCTGGTATTGAAATACCTGAACTACCTAGCTTCGACATGGAAACTTTAACAACTATTCTGCTTGGAATGTTAGGTCTTGGTGGTATGCGTAGCTTTGAAAAGTTTAAAGGTTTAACAAAATAATGGATGCAGTAGCATTAACTGAACATATGCTAAAGAACATACGCGAGAAGAAGAGTGATTATTCTCAGATGCTTGCTGATGGTGCGGTAGAGGATTATTCAAACTACCGATTTATAGTAGGGCAAATACGCGGCTTGCAATATTGTGAAGATGAATTAACTGCCGCGATGAAAGGTGTCATAGAGGGATGACAAAGAAACTATTCGTGCCAGATAGAGTGGCTACGGCAAAGCTTCCTAAATCTATTGAAAAAGGATTTGAAGCTGAAGAAGATAAAAACTCCAAAAATCCAGAGGAATTTGACGGTTCTGTTATAGATAGACTGCCTCAACCAGTAGGTTACAGGCTTCTCGTTATTCCTTATTACATGAAATCCAAGACAAAAGGTGGTGTTTATATACCTGACGCTACTCGTGATCGTGAAAGCTTTGCTACAGTAGCGGCTTATGTTGTTCGGCTTGGCCCAGACGCATACAAAGACATTGATAAGTTTCCTTCAGGAGCTTGGTGTGGTGAGAAATCATGGGTGCTTATGGGTAGATATGCTGGCAACAGGTTCAAAGTGGATGGTCTTGAGGTTAGGCTCATAAATGACGATAATATTATCGGAACTATCCTTGACCCCGCAGATATATCTTATGTATAAATAATTAGGAGATTTTTATGGAAAATACTGAAAATCAAAATGCAGTAGAAGAAGAAATGACAACTGTTTCTTTAGAAGAGCCAGAAGTTAACACTTCAGATACTTCTGAAGAGTTGCAAACCAGAACAAATGTTCAGGATAATTCTGATGAATCTGATGAATCCGATCAAGAGTTAGATAATTACAATAGCTCTGTTCAAAAAAGAATTAATCAATTAACCGCTAAAAGAAAACAAGCTATTGAAGAGGCGGAGGCAGCCTATCAATACGCTAAACAAAAAGAAGCTGAAAATGAGCAATTAAGAAAAAAATATGATGAGTTAAATACTGGTTATGTTGGCGAATATGGAACTCGCATTGAATCTCAAACAGCAGAAGCAAAGAGACTTGCAAAAGAAGCTTTTGACTTAGGTGATACGGATAAATTTTCTGAAGCTCAAGAGTTAATAGCTCGTTTAGCAATTGAAAAAGAGCGTTTAAGAATACAAAAGGCTAGAGTAGAAGAGCAAGAAGTTTCTGTGGAGCCCAAAGCCCCCGATGCTCAACCTCAGAAAGCTCAACGTCCTCTTGATCCTAAACTTGTTAGTTGGATGGACAAAAATACTTGGTTTAACCAAGATAGAATTATGACAATGGCGGCTCAAGAAATCCACAGACAACTTGTTGCGGATGAGGGATTTGATCCGACAAGTGATGATTATTATAAAGAAATTGATAGGCGTATGAGAGTGGAAATGCCTAATAAGTTTCAGGAGAAACGGAATATAGCCCAATCTGTAGCTCCTGCGTCTAACGGACGGTCTGTTAAATCTGGGCGGAAAAAAGCGGTAGAACTCACTCCTGGAGAGGTGGCTTTTGCTAATAAAATGAAAATACCGCTTGAGCGTTTTGCTTTAGAAAAAGCTAAAATTGAACAAAGGAGTGCATAATGTCTGATCGTACAAATAGGGATTCGCAAACCCGTGAAAAAAAAGCGAGAGTAACTGATTGGGTGCCGCCTTCTGCGTTAGAGGCTCCTGAAGCCCCTGTTGGATATAAACATCGATGGATACGCGAGTCCGTCATGGAATTTGATGACAGAAACAATATTCATAAAAAAAGACGTGAAGGATGGGAGCTTGTAAAAGCTGAAGATCACCCAGAATTTGACGCTCCTGTTTTAGATGAAGGTAAAAACGCTGGCGTGATTGGCGTAGGTGGTCTTGTTTTAGCAAGAATACCTGAAGAAATTGTGGAACAACGTAATTCTCATTATCGTAATGTTACTGCTAATCAAATGGATGCTGTTGATAGGGATTGGATGCGTGAATCAAATTCAGCTATGCCTAAACTACAGCCTCAGAGAAGCAGTTCAGTCAGTTTTGGATCTAATAATAAATCCAAAAGTTAATTTTTTGTTTTTAGGAGAACGAAATGTCAAATAAAGATGCGTCTTTTGGTTTAAAGCCATTACGCTCTGGTAGTGGCTCAGACTTCGTAGGAATGCAAAATAAATACCGTATCGCAAGTAGCGCTACTACTCCGATTTTCCAAGGTGACTTGGTGGCTGCTTTAACAGCAGGAACAATCGGTCGTATAGCCGCTGGTGGTAGTGGTTTTGTTTTAGGTGTATTCAACGGATGCCGTTACACAGACCCAACAACGAAAAAGGAAACTTTTTCAAATTCATATCCAGGTTCAATTGCAGCTTCTGATATCGAGTGTTTTGTTATCGATTCACCACATGCTGTTTTTGAAGTTCAAGCCGATGCAGCATTTCCTGTAGCCGACTTGTTTGGAAACTTCGACATTGTAGATCAAAGCCCAGTAGGAGATACTAATTCTGGTACTGCTCGTCTAGAGCTAGATGTCACAACTGGTGCAACAACTGCTACATTGCCATTGAAAGCAATCGATATTTCTCAAGACCCTGAGAATAGTGATGTTTCCTCTGCCAATACTAATGTTGTTGTTATGATCAACAATCACCTGTTCAGTGCTGGCACTGCTGGCTTGGCATAAGGAGACTGATTAATGGCTATTTCAAGAGCGCAACTCGTAAAAGAGTTGGAACCAGGTCTTAATGCCCTTTTTGGTATGGAGTATGATCGTTACGACAACGAACATGCGGAAATCTTCGACACTGAATCTTCAGACCGTGCGTTTGAAGAAGAGGTAATGCTCGTTGGTTTTGGAAATGCCCAAACAAAGGCAGAAGGTGCTGGAGTAAACTTCGACAATGCTTCTGAAGCTTACACTGCAAGGTATACGCATGAGACAGTAACTCTTGCATTTGCTTTGACAGAAGAGGCTATGGAAGATAATCTGTATGATCGTCTAGGCGCACGTTACACACGGGCTCTAGCGCGTTCAATGGCTCATACAAAGCAAGTTAAAGCTGCATCTGTTCTTAACAGTGCCTTTGACGCAAACTTTGCAGGCGGTGATGGTAAGGAGCTTTGTGCAACAGATCACCCACTAGCAGGCGGAGGAACTTTCCGTAATGAGCCTTCAGTTGCGGCAGATTTAAATGAGACTTCATTAGAAAATGCGTTAATTGATATTTCTACATTTGTTGATGAAAGAAATATGATTATCGCTCTTCGTGGTATGAAGCTTATTGTTCCACCACAACTTCAGTTTGTAGCTGATCGTTTGCTTGAATCCACACTTCGTACTGGTTCAGCAGACAATGATGTTAACGCTATCAAAAATATGGGTATGCTTCCAGAGGGTTATACAATTAACCACTTCTTGACAGACCCTGATGCGTTTTTCCTCAAAACTGATACTCCAAATGGATTTAAACATTTTGAGCGTATTCCAATGTCAACAGGCATGGAAGCTGATTTTGATTCAGGTAACATGCGCTTTAAAGCTCGTGAGCGTTACAGCTTTGGATACTCAGATCCTCGTGCAGTGTTTGGTTCACCAGGCGCATAAGGATAAAAACTTTTCTTCTTTAAAGGGCGGCTTCACAGTCGCCTTTTTTTGTTGTATAGTCAGTAAACCCTTGACTGCAATTTTGCAGACATTAGCCAAGACAAGGAGATTTAAATGGCTACGACAACTTTTAACGGTCCAGTCCGTTCCGAAAACGGATTTCAAATGGTTTCAAAGAATGCCACAACAGGTACAATAACTGTTACTAGTGGTAACAAAATGGCAAATGAAGCCGTAGGCGGTGCTGGTATTGAAGGAACCGCTGCAGTTTATGTCACTCAAGTTAATCGTCTTAAAAGTGATGTTACAACAAATGTTAATATCGTAAAGACCACTATTATGATTGACCTTACTGGTCTTAAAGATGGTGGTACTGCTGGTGATATTATCGGTAAAGATGGCGCAGGCGTTGCCTATATTGCCAAAGTCACTACAGCAAATCAAGGTGTGGTGTTTGGTGTAACTATGCAGTGTGTGGAAGCTCCTGCTGGTGGTGCAGCAGATATTGACTTATTCTCAGCTACTGAAGGTACTGGAGTCAATGACACAGGAATAGGTGCTTTAACAGAAACCTCTATTATTAATGGAGGAACACAAGCAGCAGGAACTCTTACTGCTGGTGGTGATATTGCAGCAGATCAGTTTTTGTATCTTGTAAGTCAAGGCACAGGTGACGCAACATATACTGCTGGTCGTTTTTTAATTGAAATCACTGGTTACGATGTTGCTACTTAATTGAAAGATAGGAGAGTCTAATGGCTGGTCCAGTAAAATCCTTTAACTTTGATCAAGGTGCAACACCAGCAATTGTTGGGCCTGCTCGATCTCGTATACGTCAGGTTGTTATGTTTGGCGCGGCTGCTGGTGCATTTACTATAAAAGATGGTAGTGCTTCAGGAGATGTTTTGCTTCAGCAAAGTTTTGCTGCGGGGAATCATGTTTTGAATATTCCTGATGATGGCATTATTGCTTTTAGTGGTTGTTTTGTTGCTGCTTTATCAGGTTCAGGTAATAAACTTACAATTTTCCTATCATAAGGAATTTTTATGGCTCGTAAACAAGACAAACAGCCGCCAAAAACCAAAAAATATTTCCGTTCCACAAAAAGTGGGGCGGGGATGACGAAAGCTGGTGTTGCTAAATACAGGAAAGATAATCCTGGTTCTAAATTAAAAACAGCAGTAACAGGAAAAGTTAAAAAAGGTAGTAAAGATGCTAAAAGGCGTAAGTCTTTCTGCGCTCGTTCTGCTGGTCAAATGAAGAAATTTCCTAAAGCCGCTAAAGACCCGAATAGCCGTTTAAGACAAGCAAGGAAAAGATGGAAATGTTAAATGGAATATCTATTGCGTTCGTTACTGTCGTATTAACCTCTGTTATAGGTTTGCTTGCGTGGATCGCAACATCTGTAGTAGATTTAAAAACAGATACGGCTGTTATAGCTGTTAAAGTAAATGAAAATCATAAAATGATAACAACTCTGTGGGAAGATTATGTAGATAGGAGTGGAAATGGCAATCTCGCGTGGCTCAATGAGGCAACAGATATCGAATCCTCCTCAAAAGAAAAAATTTATTAAGAAAAAAAAGAAGAAAAAAAATGGCTAAAGATGCATGTTATAGAAAAGTAAAGGCTAGATACAAAGTTTTCCCTTCCGCTTATGCATCAGGTGCTATCGCCAAGTGTAGAAAAGTTGGCGCTTCAAATTGGGGTAATAAGTCTAAAGCTAAGAAAATGAAAGATGGTGGGCCTGCGTTGCCTGCCAAAAGACCTTCTAAAAACTCTAATGTAGCTCGTGGCTGTGGTCTTGTGATGGAAGACAGGCGCAAGGTTACAAAGTTTACATGAGCAAAGAATGGCAGTACGAAAAACAAAAAAAGGTTTGGCTCTTAAAAGATGGTTCAAAGAAGATTGGAAGGACGTATCAACGGGGAAGGCGTGTGGGCGTGGCAAAAGTGAAAAACGGGGTACTCCATATTGTCGCCCCTCCAAGCGGGTTAGCTCTAAAACACCAAAAACAGCAAGCGAACTTAGTGTATCCGAAAAAAGAAGCAGAATAGCGCAGAAAAAAAAGCTTGGACAACCAGCGGGTAAACCAAGAAGAGTGCAGGCTGTTAAAAGGAAAAAAAGGTCTTCTTAATGTTTCCTGATTTAGAAGAAAAAATTAAATCAGATTTAAGGAATTGGTCTAAATATGCTTTAGAAATTCCTAACGAACACTATAATAATTTACCTCCTTGCCCATACGCAAAAGCGGCTTGGATGAATGAAAAAATAGCTTTTGAATTTAACTATATAGACGGTGAAGATTTAATATATTCATGCATAAACAATTGGAAAGATGACAAAGAAGTATTGATATTAATTGACTTCTTCCCAATGGATTTAGATGAATTGGATATTTTTTTAGATGATTTAAATCAAGATATAAGTCAAGGAAAGTATAATACAAAAGATATGTATCTCATGGGCTTTCATCCAGAAGATGAAAGTAATGAGTTATTAGATGAAAGTCTTGATATGGAAGAAGATTTAAGCCCTCCTTATGCTATGATTTTTTTCCAAAGATTAAGTAAGTTGCAAGAAGCTTCAGATTCCCTTAGAATAAAAGGGTATTACAATGTATGCGAAGATTATTATGATGCTGGATCTTTGTATGAACGTAGAAAATCTATTTATAGGAGATTAAAAAATGGTAATGAAAAAAGCTAAGAAGATGATGCGTGGCGGTGTTGCTAAGAAAAAAGCTAAGAAAATGATGCGTGGTGGGAATGTTTCTCCTAGAAAAGCTATGGCTATGGGAATGATGGATGGCGGCAAAGTAAAGAAAGCCAAGAAAATGATGCGTGGCGGTAAAGCTAAAAAATAATGACTGTATCAGGTTCAACTAATTTTGAACTCGATGTATCTGATTACATTGAGGAGGCTTTTGAGCGTTGTGGTTTAGAGGTTCGTACTGGTTATGACTTAAAAACTGCTAAAAGATCGTTGAACCTTTTATTTGCTGATTGGGCTAATAGAGGGCTTAATCAATGGACCATTACTCAAAGAACACAAACTGTAACGCAAGGTGACGCAGATATTACTTTGGGTGCAGATGTTATTGATGTTTTGTCTATGGTTGTTCGTAGGGACAGCACAGACATTAGCATGGAGCGTGTTAGTAGAGATGAATATCTTTCTATACCTAACAAATCCACTCAAGCCAGACCTACTCAATTTTTTATAGACAGACAAATAACACCAGTTTTAAAAATATGGCCTGCTCCTGAAAATAACACAGATATTTTAGTCTATGATGCTTTAACAAGAATTGATGACGCTGATACATTTACAAATACTGTTGAAGTGCCTTTTAGATTTTATCCCTGTCTTGCTGCTGGTCTTGCATATTATTTAGCAATTAAAAAGTCTCCAGATAGAATACAACTTCTAAAAGCTATTTATGATGAAGAGTTTGAAAGAGCAATGACAGAAGACAGAGATAGAGCTTCATTTAATGTATCTCCTAATCTTAGGTACTACAGGGTTTCTTAATGAGTAATTTTGCATCTGGTAAATATGCTTATGGTATTTCAGATCGCTCTGGGTTTAGATATCGATTAAAAGATATGAGAAAAGAATGGAACGGTTCTTTAGTTGGATTTGATGAATTTGAATCAAAACATCCACAGCTTGAACCATTGAGATACAGAACAGACCCAGAAGCTTTAAAAAATCCTAGACCAGATACAAATGATGACAATGATTCTTTTGTTGTTTATACAAATACAGGTCTGGGAATAATAGGCACTGAGCTAGAAACTTTTAAATTAACTGGTTCTGTAGGAACAGTCACAGTGAGTACGACATGAGCTTTACATTTACAACTTTAAAACAGGCTATTCAAGATTGGACAGAAAATGACGAAACAACTTTCGTTAGTAATCTTAATATCTTTATTAAAAACACAGAAGAACGTATTTTAAAACTTGTTGATTTAGATTTTTTTAGAAAGAACGTGTCTGGCTCAACTTCAAGTAGTAATCGTTTTTTAGCTACACCTACTGATTATCTAGCATCTTTTTCATTATCTGTTACAAATGGTAGTAATAAAGAGTTTTTACTGCTGAAGGATGTTAATTTTATACAAGAGTTTAATCCTAACTCTTCAACTACTGGAACACCAAGATATTATGCGCCTTTTGATGTAAGTAATTTTATTTTGGCTCCAACTCCAGATGCAAACTATGCTTCTGAGCTACATTATTATTATCGGCCTCAATCAATTACTGCTACTAGCGATGGAACTTCTTGGCTTGGCACAAATGCGCCAGATACGTTGCTTTACGGATGTTTGGTTGAAGCATATACTTTTATGAAAGGTGAGGCTGACTTATTACAACTTTATCAAGCCAGGTTTAACGAAGCTATATCTCGTTTAAAGAACTACGGTGAGGGCGTAGAAAACAGTGACGCATACAGGGAGGGTCTTGTTCGCGTTCAAAAAACATAAGAGGGGCAACATGAAAAAATTAAAAGGTAAAAACATAGCGATTGTCGCATTAGGCGGATCGTTTTCAGAATACGTTTTATCAAGAATAAACTCTGTAAAATATGATGAAGTATGGGGCATTAATAGTATTGGTGCTATATTTCATGTAGACAAAACATTTATGATGGATCCTGCAAGTAGATTCTTAGATGATGTAAAGGCTGGTTTGCAAACAGGTGTTGGCAGAGAATTTTTATTAAAAACACCTAATAAAGGGCCTATATATTCTTGTGCATTAGATGAACGTGTTCCCGAAATTATTGAATATCCTTTAGCAGAAGTTGTTAAAAAAGTAGAAGCTTGTTATTTCAACAATACAGTAGCATATGCTGTTGCTTTTGCTATTGCAGCCGAAGTAGGCAAAATTAATTTATTTGGAATAGATTTTTCATACAAAAAAAATATACACCACGCAGAGGCTGGTAGAGCTTGTGTAGAGTTTTGGTGTGCTATAGCTACAAAAAATGGCATACCTGTTCAAGTCGCAAGATCTTCTTCACTGCTAGACACTAATGTTCCTGACAATGAAAAACTTTATGGATATCACAGGTTAGAAAACCCTTTAGTTCAAACTTTTTCTGAGGGGAATTTAATGATAGCAAAGCAAAGTGAGATGACTGCTCCAGAACCAATTGATACCCAAGAAAAAGACGCTGTATTAATTGGAAGACACGACATTCCAAATGTAAGTTATATTGAAGAAAACAAGCCCAAAAGAGGCCGACCTAGAAAGGTTACAAAATGATTAGTGTAGAGACAGGAGTAACTGTTCAATCTGTAAACGTAATGACCTCAGACGAAGGGGGTCTAAGCACAGAACAGCTTACTGAGTTAGCTATGGATAAGGTTATAAATGTTGCAGATAGCGCACCGCCTGCTATAAAGGATCAGGCAGAAGCTTTTCGCAGTTCTATAGAGAATGTGCTAAGATACTATATAGAATTGGCAAGACGAGAAGAACGTGCTACAATCGCTCATAGGATGGCGAAAGCTGGACAAAAGGAAATGGCTGATCTTGTTAGGAGAATATAAATGGCTATAGCTCAAGCAATGTGTACTTCTTTTAAGAAGGAACTTTTAGAAGGTGTGCATAATTTCAAAAACTCTGGTGGAGGCACCTTTAAACTGGCTTTATACGCAGAGGGAAGTGGTGGTAAAAGTTCTACAACCGCAACATTAGGTGCAACATCAACTGTATTTGTTACAACAGGTGAAGTTGCTTCAAGTGGTACTTACACCACTGGGGGCGGCTCTTTAACTAGAGTAGACCCAACGACTTCTGGTACAACTGGATTTACTGATTTTGCAGATTTAAGTTTTACAACAGCAACAATTACAGCAATGGGTGCTTTAATATATAATTCATCTGCTTCTAATAAAGCTGTTGCAGTTTTAGACTTTACATCAAATAAAACGTCTACTTCGGGTACTTTCACAATTCAGTTTCCAACAGCAAACGCTTCTAACGCTATTATTCGCATTGCGTAGGTGATGTAATGGCTCTAGTTATTGCGGATAGAGTTAAAGAAACTACGATCACAACAGGTACGGGAACTTATACGTTAGCTGGAGCAGAAAACGGTTTTGAAAGTTTTGCTTCAATCGGTAATAGTAACACCACCTATTATGCTTGTGTTTTGGGCTCTAATTTTGAAGTTGGTATAGGCACCTACACCTCTTCAGGAACTACATTAGCAAGAACCACAATACTACAGTCTAGCAACTCTGATAATGCTGTTGATTGGCCTTCTGGCACTAAAGTTATTTTTTGCACTCAGCCAGCAGAGAAGGCAGTTTATCTTGATGCCAGTGGTAACATAGAAGCATTTAACGCGAGTAACCTTACAGCTATAAATGCTTCAAATCTAAGTAGTGGCACTGTGCCTAACGCTAGGCTTGATGCACAGTTACAAGATGTCGCTGGTCTAGCTGTAACCAACGGAAACTTTATAGTAGGGGACGGAAGCAATTTTGTAGCAGAGTCTGATTCTACAGCTAGAACGTCTTTAGGTCTAGGTACCGCTTCTGTACTAGATACAGGCATATCCAACACTAACATTCCAAAATTTACTAGTGGTGTAGCAGATGATGATTTTCTAAGGGTAGACGGCACGGCTATAGAGGGTAGATCAGCTAGTCAAGTGTTGTCGGACATTGGCGGTCAAGCCTCATTAACTTTTGGAATATCTAATACTAACGCAGTTAAGATAGACAGCACGTCTGTAGCAGACGATGAATATGCCAGATTTACTGCAAGTGGTCTTGAAAGTAGAAGTACCTCTGAAGTTCTGTCCGATATAGGAGGGCAAGCAAGCCTTACTTTTGGTATATCAAATACTAACGCAGTTAAAGTAGATAGCACTTCTGTAGCTGATGACGAGTACGCTAGGTTCACATCTAGTGGTTTAGAAAGCAGAAGCACTTCTGAAGTTCTGTCGGACATTGGCGGTCAAGCAAGCCTTACTTTTGGCATTAGTAACACTAATGCAGTTAAGATAGACAGCACTTCTGTGGCTGATGATGAATACGCACGATTTACATCTAATGGTCTAGAGAGCAGAAGCACTTCTGAGGTTCTGTCTGACATAGGAGCAATCACAGCTAGTAGTACAGATACACTTACAAACAAAACAATAAATGCTTCGCAACTTTCTGGAACGGTAGCTAATGCAAGATTAGATGCACAACTACAGGACGTTGCTGGTCTTGCTGTAACTAATGGTGGTTTTATTGTAGGGGATGGTTCAAACTTTGTTTTAGAGACAGGTGCTACTGCGAGAACATCGTTAGATTTAGGAACTGCCTCAACTTTAGACACAGGCATATCTAATACGAATGTGCCTAAGTTTACATCTGGCGTGGCTGATAATGACTTTCTCCGTGTTGACGGCACTGCTATTGAGGGCCGTTCTGCTAGTGAAGTGCTATCTGATATAGGAGGCCAAGCTTCTTTAACCTTCGGCATTAGCAACACAAATGCAGTTAAAGTAGACAGCACTTCAGTTGCAGATGACGAGTATGCTCGTTTTACAGCTAATGGTTTAGAAAGTAGAAGCACCTCCGAAGTCTTGTCTGATATTGGTGGCATATCTGCTAGTTCTACGAGTACACTTACAAATAAAACACTTACCACTCCTGTTATCAATGGCTTTAGTGGCACTGGTGATGGTTCAATCACAGGCGACCTCACCCTCACCTCAACAGATGCTGGCTCTGGTTCGGACCCTACACTTATCCTTTACAGAAACAGCTCTAGTCCTGCCACCAACGACCTTATAGGAGACATTGTTTTTCAAGGAAGAAATAACAATTCACAAGATGTTGAGTATGCAACTTTTCAAACTAGAGCAAATGACATTACTGATGGGAGTGAGGATGGAAATTTATTCTTCAAAGTAATGAGTGATGGGAGTTTAAGCGATAGACTTGCGGTTAAGGGTGCAAACCCAACTTTATTTAGTGGACAAAATGTTGAAATACATAAAGACATTGATTTTGTTTTAAAGACAGCAAATAGTGCTGGCACTACCATTGCCACCGCTGGTACTTCAACAGACCGCACCATAACATTACCTGATGCGACAGGAACCGTCCAGCTTACTGATGGCAGTGGAGCAAGTCTAACTTCGTTAAATGCGTCTCAGTTAAGTAGTGGCACTGTACCTAACGCTAGGCTAGATGCACAACTACAAGATGTGGCTGGATTAGCTGTTACAAACAGTGGATTTATTGTAGGCGATGGGTCTAACTTTGTTCTAGAAAGTGGTGCAACTGTACGAACATCGTTAGGTCTAGGCACTGCCGCAGTATTAGACACAGGTATATCAAATACGAATATACCAAAGTTTACCTCTGGTGTAGCAGATGATGATTTCTTGCGTGTGAATGGCACATCTATTGAAGGACGTTCTGCCTCTGAAGTGGTATCTGATTTAGGCTTGGGTAATTTAGATTTTGGTTTAGTAACAGGTTCTGTAACAGGAACTGAAGATTATGGATCGGTTGCATAATGGCTACACAAGTACAATTTAGAAGAGGTACAACATCTCAAACAAGTTCTTTTACTGGAGCTGTTGGGGAAGTTACAGTAGATTCTGATAAAGACACCGTTGTTGTTCACGATGGTTCGCAAGCAGGAGGGTTTGCGGTAGCAAATTTAAAAACTGCTCAAGAGTTTACAGCAACACAGAACTTTAATGCTACCACCCTATCTGATGGTTCAACGGTTGCTTGGGATGCAAGTGCTAATCAAGTTACGAGTGTAACGCTTGGGGGTAATAGAACATTAGGTGCGGCTTCTAACCAAATAGATGGCGGTGTTTATGTTATATCAGTTATACAAGACGGCACAGGTTCTAGAACACTTGCTTTTAATAGTAATTACAAGTTTGTCGGTGGTGCTGCTCCAACAGTAAGCACAAGTGCTAATGCTAGGGATGTTTTAGTTTTTGTAAGCAACGGCACAAATATGTTTGAAATTGGTCGAGCAATAGGAGTTGCTTAATGAGTAGTCTACTTGGAATAGCGGCTGGTGGTCCTTCAGGTTTTTATGGTTTTGATTTAACAAACTCATTAAGGTTTGATGATGGCACTAGCACTGATTTAACTAGAACTCCATCTAGCACAGGAGATGAACAAAAATTTACAATATCATTTTGGGTTAAACGTAGTACAATATCTTCAAGACAGGTGCTATTTTCAACAATTAATAGCGCAGGAAACGATTCTGATTTTTTAGAGTTCAAAAGTGATGACACGTTAAGAGCAACTGGCAATAATGGAAGTGCCTCACTTCAATATCAACTTATAACATCGGCACTTTTTAGAGATGCTTCTGCTTGGTACAATATTGTTTTGGCTTACGACACTACACAATCAACAGCGTCTGATCGTATAAAATTGTATGTTAATGGTACGCAAATAACTGATCTTAGCACTTCTACATATCCTCCTCAAAATTATAATACTAGAACAAACACACAAGTTGATCACAGAATTGGAAGTTTACAGCCTGCAATTTCAACTGTTTATTTTGATGGTTATATAGCAGAGTTTAATCTTATTGATGGTCAACAATTAAGCCCTACTAGTTTTGGAGAAACTAAATCGGGTGTCTGGATAGCTAAAGATACAAGTGGTTTAACATTTGGAACAAATGGATTTAGGCTTCAGTTTAAAGAAACTGGCACAGGAACAGCTTCTTCATCTACTATTGGTGCAGATACAAGTGGTAATAATAATCATTTTACTTCAGCTAACTTAATAGCGGCTGATGTAGTTTCAGATAGTCCTACGTTAAATTATGCTACTATGAATCCTTTAGATGGTCCTACTTTTTCTAGTGCTTTTGGTAATTTGCGAGTCAATGGTAGTTCAAGTTCAGCAGGAAGCATAGGGTCTACATTTTTCCCAACAACAGGTAAATGGTACGTTGAAATGGTTGCTGAAGATATGGGCAACGGAATGTCGGTTGGTATCAAGAGTGATAATGAAGGTACTTTTTGGAAGCCAACTAGAGGTAAAAGTGTAATTTACCAATCTGATGGTAATAAGATTATTGATGGTGGGAGTGCTAGTAGCTATGGTGCTACTTATACTGTTGGAGATATAATAAGTCTTAAAATAAATTTAGACGATGGCGAGATAGAGTTTTTAAAAAACAATGCTTCACAAGGTAACGCATCAACCGCTTTAACTTCTGGTGTTGCTTTTGGCGTTTTCTTCCTAGATACGTCTTCAGCAAATAATGCTAGGTCGCAATTTAATTTTGGACAAGATAGTTCATTCCATAATACTGTAACCTCTGGTTCAGCTAACGCTTCAGACGCAAATGGTCATGGTAACTTTTATTATTCTGTTCCATCTGGCTACCTTGCATTAAACTCATCTAATCTACCAGAGCCTGACATCACACCGCTAAACGATGACCCTCCAGAAAATTATTTTAATACGGTGCTTTATAGTGGTGATGACTCAACTAGCAAAGCAATTACAGGAGTAGGATTTTCTCCAGATTGGGTTTGGATAAAAG